ATAATAAAAAGTTCATTCATGAGTCTAAAGTCAGGAATGTTTACAAGAATATCCATTTCTAATGCATTTTGAACCAATTCTTTAATCTCTGCTTGTGGATCTATTTTGTCTTTAGCAAATCTTAAATATGACGCAAAGAATACTTTCGGGAAATGAGCCTTAGTATAAGCTGATAAATATGCATTAATAGCATATGATATACTATGAGACTTATTAAATAGATATCTTTGGCTTTTTTCAATCCAGCCGAAGATTTGTTCTGCTTGATCTGCTGTTACGATGCCTTCTTTTTCGCAACCATTAATAAATTTGGTTTTTACCTTAGCCATTTCTTCTGGTTTTTTCTTGCCGATGGCTTTTCTTAAAACGTCTGCTTCTTGTAGATTGAATCCAGCAATAGCCTTTGCTATTTCCATAGTTTGCTCTTGATATATCATTTCTCCATAAGTTGGTTCTAATATGGGCTTCAGTGCTGGATGAAAATAATCTATTGACTCTAAGCCGTTTTTACGGTCTATATAATGATTACTTACGCTTTTGCCTTCTCTGACTGCCTCCAAGCATCCAGGCCGCATAATACTAATTAATGCAGAAAGTTGTTCTATATTCTCTGGTTTTAACTTTTTGGCCATTGTTCGTCCAAGTCGGCTTTCTAACTGAAAGCATCCTTTAGTATTGCCTTCTCCAATTAAATCCCATGTTCTAGAACACTCTAAATTTAGAGTATGAATATCAGGATTGAATGCAATTTGAACTTTTGATGTGTTATCTGTATTTTCTCTAACAGGAAAGCCACATCCGCAAGAATAACTAAATTTTTTCATATCTTAAATGAGTCTTTAAATTTGATCTTATTAGATAGACTTCTGTGTAGTTTTAAAAATCGAATTAGAATTTCGGCGGTGTCTTTAACGTCCTTAATAGCGTCGTGTGCATTATCTTTGGATATACCAAAATAATCACGAACAGAATCAAGTGTGTAACTTTTTATGTCATTATTGTGTTCAAACCAATAAAACACCAAATTCATTAAATCAACAACATCTCTAGGATAAAACAAATCGCTTTTGTTTTCTTTATTTACATTGTTGTATTTTTTTGATAGCCTGTCTACAATATGTAAATCGAATCTATAAATATTATATCCGGCCGCAATAGGTGCAGTAAACTGACTTTTCTTAGAAGATCTTGTATGATATTTTTGCAAATATTCGGTAAACATATTCCAAGAATGTTGTTGCTTAGGATATTGATACCAAGATTTTAGAATATCAGCGGCAGCACATCCTTTTACTTTAGCATGAAAGTCTAAAATGTCTGTTGTATATGTATACTTATCATTATTTTCTAATACTTCTGGTTTAAAATAAATATTAAACTCTGAATCAGGTATAATAGACAGATTTATTGGGTCCACCATAATAGCTGCCATTTGTACCGGACTACACTGAGAGGGATCAGTGCCGTCTGTTTCAAAATCAAAAACGCAAATTTTGTTATAATTAATCATTCATTATCCTGCACTTCTACTTCTGTAATTGGAGTAACGCCGATTTTTGCTGCGGTATTACTTGTTTGAACAGCATTATAAAATTGACAACAGCTGATTCTCTCTTCTGGAATTTTAGTATATTCAATACCATTAAAAGTAAACTTTGTACCATTTGCAATATCCGAAAACTTTTTTTGACTCATTATCATTCTCCTGTATATAATATGTCTTGTATAGTCATAATTTTGTCTAACATAGCAACACCCAAGATATCAAACTTAATAATACCAATATTTTCTAAATCTTGCATTTCCATACCCGCGATAGTTTGCTCAGTTTTTGTATCATAAATCATAGGACAAATTGATGCTAAAGATCTATCACTGATTACCACACCGGCAGCGTGTTTTGATTGATTGGACTTTGTGCCTTCTAATCTAATAGCCTGTTCGAATCTTTTTGCAAGTGGTCCTTGTAATTCTTGATTGTCATCAATGTAACACCACTCTTTAAGTTTGTCCGCATTGTTCTCTAATGCCCAGCGAATAATTGAGGCTTCTCCAGTTTCATCTTTCATTTCTTGAAGTTCATCTGCAATCTTAGCTTCGTCTGGTATATTTTTAGTAATTTTATTCATTTCTTCGAATGTTACATTGCCATATACTCTTAATACATCCTTAAGTGCCCCGCGACCCTTAATAGTATTAAATGTAATCATCTGAGAAACTTTATCTGTTCCATATTGTTGTTTAATATACTCAATAACATATTCTCTTTTATTGATTGGTACGTCAACATCAATATCTGGCATGCTAATTCTATCAGCAGTATTTCTTCCTGCATTATAAAATCTATCAAATAGTAGATTATATTTAATAGGATCTATACTTGTAATTCCAATTAGATAAGAAACTAAACAACCAGCAGCACTACCTCTTCCTGGTCCGGGAAGCCAATTATTTTTTCTAACATAATTAACAATATCTTGAACAATTAAAAAGTAACTAGATAGACCAGCAGACTGCAATATTTCTAATTCTGATTTAATTCTGTCTACATATATAGATTGTTCATCTTTGGGAATAATATCAGCAATTTTTTCTTTCCATCCATTTCTACATAACTGCCTTAGATATTCATCAACACCTTGATTATTTGGGCATTGAAATTTAGGAAGTCTAGGCTTATCAAGAATATTGTATTCTTCACACATAGCAGCCACTAAATTAGTGTTTTCTATTTCTTCTTCTGTGTGCAGACTATTGATTTCCTCCTGTGATAAGATATGAAAATTGTCAGATTGAAAAAAACAACTCATTCCGAAGTCTTCATTATTTTGAATTTTCCTGCTAACCTCTGGAAAAGTAGTTTTTAAATTATTGCATAATAGAATTCTTTGATCTATTGCATCTTCTTTATTAGTATAATGGGCATCTGGAGTGCAAATGATTTTAGTTTTGGTGCTAATAGCCAATTCTTTTATCATATCTGACACCACTTTTTGAATAGGTGTATTTTCAGCATCCATTAATTGGTTTTCTAGGAAAAAATTTTCTGATCCAAATATTTCTTTCAGTTGTGCAACGGTGTCAGTTCCTATTTTTTTCCAATCAACTGATGGCTTATTGTCTATTAATAGTTTATCGGCCAACAAAGATCCTAAATGACCACAAAATCCTATTAAATTACCATCACAAAATTCGGCTAAAGAATTGAGGTCTAATCTGGGTTTATGATAATAAAAATCTGGTCTATTAGATTTAGATACTAGAGAGATTAGATTTTGCCAGCCCTTTAAATTTTTGGCCAAGACAATAAAATGTGTTAAATTTTTATTGGATTTATCTTGAATAGATGGATCTTGATCACACAAATATAATTCGCAACCTAGGATTGGCTTAATTTTATTCTTAATCATTTCTGAATAAAACTTAACACTACCAGCAATATTTCCATGGTCAGTTATAGCACAGGATGTTGCATTTATTGCTAAACATCTTTTGGCAATTTGTTCAGGCTTTGATAAACCATCTAATAAAGAATAATGAGAATGACAGTGTAGTGGTATATAGTTTTTCATTCGGTACTTCCGGGAGCCTTGTATTTCCCTATAGTATAGCCTGGAATTGTGTATGAGTCAACAACATTTTTTATGCCCTTTAGCTCTATATCGTGCTTCACTTGTTCACACTTGGTCATTGGCTGATAAATAGGTGTGATTTGGTTATCACGGTATTCTATCATTGGTAAAACATGACTGTTCTCAAAAGTGCTTTTTCCAAAATGACATAATTTATTACATTTCCATGTTTTACTAAGTTTTGGAACTTGAGCTGCTTTGATAGTCTCAAATTTGTTTTTTAGCATCATTTCCGTAGAATAAAGATCATCCTTGCTATAGCATATTGAATATGCTCCACCGTCATTAATAAAAAATATAGATACAATAACATGTTCTATATTAGGATATAATTGTTGAACTGCATAATGATACATTTTTAATTGTGGATCATTTTGTAACTTAGCCAAAGTTTTTTCTTGACCTGTAGCCCAATCTAATCTGCGACCTGTTTTCCAGTCCACAATTTCTAGGGTAGAATCATCTATTTGAGTTATTAAATCAATAGTGCCCTTAATAGCTAATTTACCTTCTAAAACACCATCTTTAGTATCGTATTTAAAAGACGCCCAATCTTTATTGATAGGCAAATCAAAATGTTGTTCTGGTTGAACTATAACTCGGTTTCTAGGATCAAAGGCCCCATTGTTGTATTGCAATGCTTTGTAGACCCAAGCATGACAGTCTTTAAAATCTTTGTGTTCCCATGTATGGTGTTTAAACTGCGATGTATAGTAATTGTATACTTGTTTAATAATTGATTCTAAACAATATTTGTGAATATCAATATTTCCAATAACATCATCAATGATGATATCTTGACTGTTTTGTAGTGCCTGTTTTATGCACGCTAATATTTCTAATACCTTATGTACTATAGTACCTTTGTCCGCCTTTTTATTAGAAGGAGATCTCAATCCCAAAACATATTCTATAAAATATTGTTGCTCACACATACTATGGGTATTATATGAGCTACTTCTTAAGTATGTAATTATAATGGTAGTATTCCTTGATCTAAGAGAAATGTATGTATGATTCTATTTTGTTGAGAAATATTAAGATCAGAATTATTAATAATTAAATCAAAAATTTGCTGATCATAATTTTCTGCATCTAATGCAACTTCACTCATATGCAATGAATTATAAGGATTTCGATTCAATTTTATAACAGTTCCACCCACAGACTTGATTGCCTCGACTTCGTTAGGAAATCTACAGTCTGCAATAATAGACAATGGAAAATTTTCTTTGGATATTAATCTAATAGTAGCAGCCGACCATACATTCTCCTGCATAGTGCGAAACATTTCTGTTCCAACAATTTGCAAAACTTCTCTTGCAGATAACTGATTATTATTCCAATAACAATTGACTAGCTCATTTTTGTCTTCATCAGTCCCATAGCATTGTTTGTATTCTAATCCTAGTATATCTATACATAAATTTTTAAGTGGATCTGCAAAATTATATATTTTTGCATTTTTTCCAGTAGATCCAGTATAAAGTTCTTTAACAAACTCAGCAGAAGTTGTTTTTCCTGATTGTTTTCTTCCGGCAAAAGCTATAATTTTCATTTCATCTTTTCTAAAATAGGTGTTAGTATCTCTGTAACCTCTAGCGTAGACATATTTCCAATATCATTGGTTTCAAACGTTGGTCTGTATATTTTATATGTTTTATCACATTTAGCTGATATTTGCTCAAATGCTTTGTGTCCAGCCTCGTCATTGTCTGTCAATACTATTATATTCATAGCTCCGGATCCATCCATTAAAATTTTTTGTTTATCGCTTAAAGATGATCCAAATATTGCTACACTATTATGGAAACCGGCTTCTTCCAATCTCCATACATTACCTGGACTTTCTACTATAATAATCGTACTAGACTCCAGTATATACTTTTTAGCAAACCATTGATTATACAAAACGCTATCTGCTCTGAAACCATTGCTATGTTTCCATTTAGAATACTTCCATGACTCAACATCGGAGGGACATTGTTGACTTGAACAATGGTACTTTTTGCAATTTAAACATTGTTCAAAAATGCTTCGGCCTGTACAACCAATCATAAACTTGTGATCTAAATCATATATTGGGGCAACTGCTCTGTTATACATTTCTTTTGTCGGATTTTCGCATAGTCCAACGTCGTATTTAATTAGAATATCTTCAGAGTAGCCTCTATCAATAAAGTATTTAGATGGAATGTTTAGGGTCTTAGTAATTAATGCTCTGTCAATTTTTGGAATCTCTGGTTCAGCGTTTAGTGCTAAATTTTTTATAATATTTGAAAACGCAGATTTATTCTGTTGTTCATTATTAATTTTTAATGAGTCTATATCGTCTGATCCAACAAGTTCTATTGCTAAATTTATAGCATCTTGAAATGAAACTGTTTTGTCTCCTTTTTCACTCCAATCAAACTGCTTATGAGACATTATTCCCCTAATAAATCCTAGTATAGAATTACGGAATAATTTTTCACAGTTATGAGTTCGACATACCCAATTACCTCTGTATTGATCTCCTTGATGGTATAAATTTAATGCAGAAATATTGTCTCCACCATGTATTGGACATTTCATCATAACCATTTTTGGAGACATTCTATATTCTAAATCAAAATACGATAATACATCCTCTATATTATCGCACAATTTATCACACAGAGCCTTCAGTTGAAATTGATTATACGAATGGGATTTGGTTGTCATCATTGTCATCTAAAATAAATCCTTCATCATCTGTAGTGGTACTATTTAATAGTTCTAGGCGAGTTTTACCTTCTGTAATCTTCGCACACCAACCTTTCATGTTGCAATTAATGTAATCATTGTCATCTAAGCCTGATCCATGGCGACTAATGAGTGGCACAAGTTTTCTATTCCCGGCCTCTGCCCCATCTTCTGCAATTTCTTCATCGCTCTTTCTCTTAAAAATTGTAAAGTTACTACATAGCCAGATAATTCTATCTGAACCTGATGCCGTATCAGTACTTTCTTTTGTAATACCGTCTCTGTTTAATTGAACAAATGCCACAATTGGTACTTTATATCTAGAGGCAAAATTGTGTAAAGTTGTCATCATGAATCCTAAAACCTGATATTCTTTTAGGTCTTGACTCATTCCAGCACTATCCATTAGCTTTAAATAATCGTAAAATATTACACAGTCTTTAGCAGTTCCATCTTCATTTAGTCCTACTTCTTTTAAAATCCATCTTCTCATGATTGCTAATTGTTCTTCAAATGGTTTACCAGGAATAGACTTATAGTATAATTTAGTCTTTTTTAGTTCTTCCACAGCCTTTTGTATTTTTGATTTCTTATCTGGCGAATCGCCAAATTTGCCTGTTTCTATTTGACCAATCTCTATTTCAGTGGTCATTGCTAATATTCTATTAATATGATCTTCAGTAGTCATTTCTGTATCCATATTTAAAACTGGAATACCAAGCTTGTTAGCAATATGATATCCCATATTATCGGCCAATAAGGTTTTTCCTGTTTTTGGTCTGGCTGCAATAACGTTCACTGTGCTTTTTCTTAAGCCTCCACCAATAGATTGATCATATACCGGAAATCCAGTAGAGATACCAACTTGATCAATTTTATTTTCTTCTAATAATTGCACGTACTGTTCAATATTAGATCCTACTGCTATAGGAGCATTGTCTCCATCATTTAGCAAAGTAGTAAAATTAAAAATCGTATCTTCAGCAATACCCAGTATTTGTGTTATGGGTTCTGTGCCATTTACGTCTAAGATTTTATCTTTGGCAAGTTCTAGTTGATCCCTTAAAAGTCTAGCAATTTCTAGTTTGCGTATTTTTGCAGCAAATTTTCGAATATTCTCTAGATTCACAGGAAAACTAAGTATAGCCTGCAAATGTTGAGTTTCTTCTTTTTTAGAAAGAATATGCTCCACACCTATCTCATTAGATGCACTAAGTATAGATGCTATATCTATAGTTTTAGAAATTTTATTTTCGGCAGAAAATATATGTTTGAGACACTTAAATAAAACTACATTACTATCAATAGTGAATGTATTTTCTTGCAATAGATCGGCAATATCCAGATAGGCATCTTCTCCGTATCTGCATATCCCAGCAAGCACAGCACGCTCTGCCGAAGGATCAGCTAAAATTATCGGCATAATCAGGCACCACCACTAGAACAGCATTTATTACACTTATATCGTTCAATAGAGTCCACCAAGTTTGGATTGACAGATTCTCTTTTTCCACACACCCTACATACTACATTGATAGGGGTGAATTGTCTAGTTCTTGGCACTGGTGGAAGCTTAGATAGCTTTTGATCAATTATTACATCTTCCTTATGCATTTTTGATTCCGCCATCTGATCAAATTTATTACGAAATTTACTTTTGCTCTTTTTGCTTTTTTGTGTTTTAATACGCATAGTGTCTGGCTGAACTTCTTCGTCATCAGACGTGTTCTGTTCAGTAGGAAGTAAATTTTGCAATAGACTGATCAAACCTTTAATTTGGTCGGGGTCTAAGTTATTAAGATCCATGTTTCACCTTTGTTCTTTGTACAGAGAGCATAATATCTGATAGATTTTTAATACTATTGGCTAGATAGCTCAACCTATCAATTCGTTGTTGTGCATATTTTTTTATCTTATTAAGCCCTGAAGCTTTGTCATTATGTTTAATAGCTTGTAAAGACTTTTCTAAGAATCCATATCCCTTATAGTTGTTGATTTCATCAGCAATGGTTTCTTTAATAGATTCTTCTGCCCAGTTATGTCTGGCTATTTCTCTATTTAAAGTTCTTTGTATAAAGAATGCATATTGAGCTAATCTATAAGAAATTTGAGCACAATCTTCTGGGCTTAATTTTTCAACAACATCTCTATTCATGGTAAAATAATTATTAAGTTCACCCTCTGTAAAATTGTGAACCTCACTATATTTGCCTAGTCCTATTGATGTTTCGTACTCATCTAGAATACGATCCCAATGCTCTAATTGCTCTTTAGTTGTTGACAATGATGTTTCTCCATTCATCTTGATTATTATATGATAAAACTAGATAATTAATTCCATTATTTTCACACCATTCTTGTTTATCTCTATCTCGTTTTTGAGCTTTCAAAAAATTTAACACTGTACTATGATAAAATGGAACAAATTTATAATGTTGCTCACCGTGTACTTCTATGCATATTTTTTTTAATGGTAGATAAAAATCCAAAAATAAAGTCTCATTTCTTCTAACAGATATAGGAACTTCTTCCAAAATCTGTAAAGTTGGATATATTTCTGATATTGTCTGTCTTGCTGCCAAATGATAAGAAGACCTATTTGTAATCTTACCTTTAGCCATATTACCAGTTAAAAGCCAATTCGAAGAAAATCCATCTAAGTCTTTAACTAGCATTTAATTCCCATAGTTTCTTTGATATTTTTTACCAAATCATCATAAGCTTTAGGGTTTTCTAAAAGATAGTTTCTTACCTTTTCTGCTCCCTGAAATTTAGGCTTATCTGGCAATGAAGTAAGAGTATACCAAGCTCCTCCTTTATGGATTAATCCCATATCAGAACCTAGTGTAACAGCCTCCATGTATTTGTCAACCCCCTGACCATATCTGATATAACTTGTGATATTGCCTCCTGGTGGGCCTAAAGCAGAGCAGATAACTTGCCATTCTATCTCCTGACCTATCTGTGTACCATCGGCACTTAATGACCAAGGCTTAAATGTTTTTGCTCTAAGTTTAATATCTGTTTGATACGCAATGGCTTGACCAGATTTCTCTTTAAATTCTGCACCATATCCTGTTGGATTACCCATTAGATGCGTAATACCTATAACTATATTTTTATTTACTGGAATTACATTTGCAACCTTACGACAAAATTTAGCTAATAATTTAGCACCGTCTGCTCGTTGCATTTTATCCATTTCACTAGTAATTTCAGCTTCTGTACATAATGCAGAATATGAGTCGATAATAATTACTGACCCTGGAATTTCATTAATAAGTTTTTCGGCAATTTGCAAATATTCTTCAGCATGTAATATTTTCCCTTGCTGTGAGCCTATAATATGAAATTTCTCTAGATTTAATCCAGGGATACCTTCTAGATCTCTTTTCTTAAGTCTTCCTTCTATGTTTAAATAGTATACCTCTCTAATGTCTTTAAGATCACCTTTATATTCTGGTCTTTGTGCTGTTGCAGCAAAGTCTAATGATGTGGTCGTTTTTCCACATTTTGGTTGTCCAGTTAATACAACAAAACTTCCTTCTGGAATACCTCCATTTAATACAATATCTAGCGACGGACTAACAGGAATAATAACATTTTTTCTATCAATTAATGCATTGCCAGATAAAATGATATCTGAACCAAAATTTTTAATTACGTCTTCTTTAACAGTCATCATCTAATTCCTTAAGTTTTGATACAATATTTGATTTTTTAAACACAGATTCTTTTCTGTAAGACTGTTTTGGTCCACGATCAATCTCTATAGATATATCATTAGATTGTGATGCCAAAAGTTCTTCGTATTTGACTATAATATCTTTAAGATGAGGAGCACGCAAAGAAAATATTTTTGCAGCCTCATCAGAGTTTAACGCCTTAATAATGGCCTTTGGGTTGTGAGACTTTACTAATTTGTTAGCTGTTGCTATTTGATTTCTATAAAATCCAGCCCATTCCTTATTTAGCCAAAAACGATAATGTAAATCTTTTTTATCTAGTTTGGCCTTTTTCTCACAAATTATTTCTGTAATGAATTGTGCTGCTGTGACAGTTTTACCGTTTGAATATTTTGATGGATACTTCATTGATTGTCCAAGGGTCTGAAAATGGTTGTACTATCCATTCTAGCGTCCTTGGGACTGTTGGTCAAGTTGGTTTTTATTTGGTCTGCCATCATAGATGCTGCTTGTGTCATAATAGATACGTTTTTTGTTTTTTTAACAGACGTTTCATTTATAAACAAATCTTTTGGCTTAATTGTTTTTGGTTCTGGTGTTGGTCTGTTAGATAATATACTGTTTACCTTTTTGGTTGTTGTTTTTAATTCTTTGGCAATCTCTTGTGGAGTTTTACCATTGTCTGACAAATGATAAATTGCATATTGTATAGTATTATCTGACATTATTCTAGCTCTCTTTCTGTATTGCTTAGCCATGCTGTGTTTTTAGTCGTTAAAAAATTGATATAAAAGTTAAAAGTTTTTTCATTAACTTCTTTAAAAGTATACAAAGGCTTACCAGCCTTAGTTAAGAATTTGTTGTTTTGTCCTTCGCTATATAAACCTATTGGATTATAAGGTCTTCCATAAGTTCCTATTTTAATAAAATATCTTGATGTGTTGGCCTTAGTGTTAATAATTTTTTTTGCAAGGGCCTGTGCCTCATCGTTTACCATAGGTGTTTTATCTTTTAAAAAATCTTGCTTACCTATAACAGTATAAAATTCTTCTAATTTATCTTCGTATGGTTTAGTATCATTAATTACAAATAAATCACTCATGTTTGTGTATCTCCTGACAGGTTTGTTCTAATTTGAGATGAAAATGATTCATAAAATTATCAACATAATCTTTATAGTTTTTTCCACTAGTGATAGGAATGTGATAAAATTTTTCTAATACATCAACTGTTTCTTTAGGATTGCCATTTTCATCAACTTCAGTTACTACCGCTTTAACGATGAATAATACTTCTACTGGAGCATCAGTAATCTTTTCTGGATGAACCATTTCATTGCTTGGATTAAATTTTAGTAATTCTTCAGGATCTTTGGAGTTGTTAGACTCAGAAGAAAAATGTTTAAAAATTTTTTCTTGTAAACGATCTATTATTTGTTTTTCTTCTTCAGTGAATATATTATCTATGTCCATTTAATTTTGCCCGGTTTTTTAATCCTTGACATTCCTTTCGGGAGTTCTTTTTGTATTCCTTCTTCTCTATAACTGTTATGTTTTTGATGAAGTGCGATTTTTTGATCATCTGATAATTTATCTCTGTTTCTATTGGCTAAATCTCCAATAGTTTTAAGTTCGCTATCTGATTTTTTTACAGATGAACTTTGAGTAATAACATCTTTTATATATTCTCTGGCAGTATTATTTGAGCCACAACAAACACATATTGGATTAGATTCATAGTTTTTTATATGTGCAAATAATTCAAAGTCATTATGACAATGATTACAATAATAAGAATATGTCGGCATAATTTATATGTATACAAGCCACTCGTTAGGTATACTTATACTATTGTTTGCAGCCATGCAAGGCAAGTATCTTACCGTCTTTTTAGGAATATAGGGATTATTAATAAGAGGCATTTTAGCTTGTATAGGATTTTTATTACCCTTTTTTCTGTTGCATTTAATACATGCTGTAGTTATATTTAACCAATGAGTTGGATTACCTTTAGAATAATCCCATTGGCTTTTAGGAACGATATGGTCATATGTTAGTTCCGCAAAATCTTTTGTGATACCGCAATATTGACATGTATAGTTATCTCGCAAAAATAAATTTTTTCTAGAAAATTTTACACAATGCTGAACCATGTTTAAATATCTGTTTATTTTGATAACAGCAGGAAGTTTTAGCTTTTCTGCTGATGTCAAAACATACTTATCTGTATAAAATTCAATAAATTCTATATCTAAATATTGATTATTTTTTTTCTTTAAAAACAGCTTAACTGCCTTTTGCCAATCTATAATATTCAGTGGAGTATAGTCAGCATTTAAAACAAGACATTTATTGATTGTTTTCATGATCTAAAGAATCTAAACGATTAAGTATTTTAACAATGATAGGATTTCTAATAATATCACAAGCAGATAGTTCGACAAGTCCTATGCCTTCTATATCATTTAGTGAAGCAATCATGTCTGCAAAGCCTCCCCTTAAATGTCTACTAAGATCACTTTGTCCAACATCCCCAGTTAAAACCATTTTACTGTTATTACCTGTTCTTGTTAATAACATTTTTAATTGTTCATAGGAAGCATTTTGACATTCGTCTGCTACTATAAAAGCATCATGAAAATTTCGGCCTCTCATCAAGCCTAATGGAACAACTTCAATTCTGTTATTAAGTTTTAAACTAGCGTAATGGGCAGGAGATATAAAATAATTAATTTCATCTAATATTGGCAATAGATATGGATGTAGTTTTTCTTCGGCAGTACCAGGAAGGTATCCTATTTTTTCTCCAGCCTCTAAAACTGGTCTAGTGATAATAATTTTTTTCACTTTATCTTCAAGCAAATATTCTATCGCCATACCTATAGCAATATGGGTTTTACCACTACCGGCCAATCCTTGGCAAAAAGTAATAGTATTTTCTGCTATATTTCTAATATATTCTTTTTGATTATCAGTACGTGGTTTTAATCTATTTCTATAAGCATGCCCAGCATTTTCGTTGACCAACGGTTTGGTTGCATCAAGTACTTTTTTCTTCTTGCTTTTTGTATTTTTTCTCAAGATCTACCCTTTTGCTATAGAGTTAAATTAGACAAGCGCCGCCGGCACAACTAATTTCCTCTATACCAGTAGTATTGTCCTCAGTCTCAGCTAGTTGTGTATAATCAACCTTTTTAAAGCTATTGAACAGATCGCAGTAAATTTTCCAATTGTACACATCTTTCATACAATAGGTCAGTCTTTTGATATCGCTATCAAAATATTTGCCAGCAAAGTTTTTCATCTTCGTGATGAATAATAGTTTTTCTGGACTGTCATTTTCTTTGGCTTGATTCATGCTTACATAATCACAAGCTGCCCATAAATTATTATTAAAAGCATTTAATGCTAATTCAATAAGGCCAGAACACCACAATGCAGCATCGCCATATTCTTTGACAATTTCTCTGCTAGTATAAACGGTGGTAAACGGAGCTTGTGGATAATCTTTATCTCCACTTTGAGGAATTAGACTAATACCGGCAAAATACTTACGATTATCATAAATATATTTGGTAACGTCTTTCCATTCGTCTGGTTTAACTGTGACAGTATTACTAACATTATGACTTAGGTATTCCTGAGTGCATAATGCTCTGTTTTTACCAGAATTAACCCAATTTTTTTGGGTTTCTTTAACTACTGATAACATTTCCACAGCCGGTAATTGATTCTTGGTTTTGGCCCCATCTGGCACTTCTATAGGGAATTTGATAATCTCATCTGTATTATTTGCTGACCATGCTGATTTATCGCAGGCTTGCGGGTTATATTTCTTAAAGTGTTGATATGGTGCTTCTAAAACATTGGCTTGTACGTGTCTTATATAGCGTTTGGCGTGGTGTGGATGTATGCCAGAACTTGTTCCTAACATACTACTACTAGTACCCTCTGGTTTTAAGCAAGTAACTCTAGCGGCCTGATTGATCATAATCTTTTTAGACAATTGCTTATTAGTTTCAACTGCTATTTTTGCACCTTTTGTTAGAACGTGTTCAGTTAACACTAAATCATGTTTTTCCATAGTTCCAGTTAGGGAAACGCCCAATAAAGCTTCTCTTGCAAAAATCTTCTCGCTGATCTGGCCTAGATAATCTAATGTTGTAAAGCCAGCCTGTAAAGTGCCTATAATAGCTGCGGCTTTGCATCTATCATAAAAATCGTCTTCATCTTCTACACTAGAACAATTGATGGTTGACAGATTGCATCCTTGCCATCCACTTTTGCCACTTTCTTCGTCTACGGGCCACATGCCAATTTCAACACAAGGGTTAAAAATCATTTCTGTTGATTCGCTCCAAATAAATCCTGGCTCTCCAAACTCTTTGACACTTTCCATTAAATTTTGGAATTCTTCAAAAGTGGTTTCATTTTTGAGAAGTAGTGCTGAGTTGTTGCTTCTTGCTCTTTGAGGATTTTCTAAATACCAATTACCAGTTTTGGCTTTAGCCATTTCTTCATCATCGGGACTGAATAAAGCAAGACTAGCGGATCTTCTAACACCACCACTTAACACAGCATCACTACTGTGCATGATAATATCGTAAGCATCAATAGGACGAAGTTTCTTTTGACCGTTAGCAACACAGCGGTCTAATAGACTTCTAATTTTTTCAAGACCATTTTGTAGTGGTTCAAATCCAGGCGCTTTTCCAACACCAGAACTTAATGATGTGCCTTTTGGTCTAATCTGAGAATAGTCAAATACAACATAACTATTCTTATACATTTTGAATTCTTCAATCGGCTTGCTAAAATAGCTACTTAGTAACACACCAAGAGCATCTGCCCAGCCTTCTATACTATCTTCTATAACATATTTTATTCCTTCATTATTGTCAGGAATGTCATGTTCTAGTGTTGGAAGTTTGGCTACATGGTGTTTTTGAACACTAAATCCTGTACCACTTCCGCAAAGTAATAACCAAAAACATTCTTGGAAAAAACGCAGTCTGTCGCAGTAAGAACTGGTACAATTGTAGATCTTTGCGTGTCTCTTTAAAATAGGTTCACCACCAAACTGTAGTGCTCTTTGAGATCCAAGAACTTTTTTCTTATACATCATGTCATATGCCCAATTTATATCTTCCGATATATCATATTCAGCATATTTTGTATGCATCATATTTCGCACACGATCAACTGCTTCTTTCCAAGTTTCTCGTCTATTTTTATCTTCTAACCAACGTGCATACTTACTAACAAATGTATAATTTTGAAGCTCTTGAAGTGCCGACATATTATCTCCTATTAAGAATATTAAGAATGCTGAGAATGCCTAGTATTATAGTTCCTTTAAAACAATTTTCTTTCATTTCTATATCTCTAATAATACTAGCATAGAAATAACAGAACATTAAAAAATAAAAACAAATATTGTATATCATAATACACCAGCTAATTCTTTAATCCAATTAAGATTTGGATTTACAAATTCAATTTTTAGACCGCTCAAATTAATAAAATTATCAAATATTTTTTTTGCATTTTCATCAAACTGATGTGTACCGTGACTATTGCTCATAATAACTTTAGTAATACCTTCTTGCCATAATGCCATAATGCAGTCATTACAACTCTGTCCTGTCACATAGGCTATGCCATTATCAGGACGAACAACACAATTTGATAAAGCATTTCTTTCTGCATGGATCATCCAGGAATACTTATCTGGTCTGTGTGTTGGTAATTTCGTGTCATCTAATCCTTTGGGAAAACCATTATATCCAACACCAAGTATTCTATTTTTTTGATCTGTGATAACACAACCATGTTGCGTATGTATATCGTGGCTGCGTTGAGATGCAATTTTAGCCATTCCTAAAAAATAATCTGTCCAGCATGGTCTGTTTGTCATAGACATATGATATCTTGGATCGAACGAAAGTCAAGACTCATATCACACAAACAGGATGGTTAGGATAATGCAAATGACACAGATTGCCTAATTGTGAATACAATACATTTTTGTGACTTCCATCATAATTTTTTGTTTGATCCACATACTCAATAATCTTCTTTGTGTCCTGCTCATCAAGCAAATAGTGGGTTGATAGATTATTTTGAATTACTGTTTTTTTTAACATATTTTCTGAATCACATTCGTGTATTGCATGCCACGGATGAATATTGGGGTGTGTAGATTTTATTTCATCAAATTCTTTTTTAAGACTGTATATAGTATCTTTGTTTGGATAAAAATTGATATGATTTTTAATAATATAGTAGTTTGTTTGTGGATAAAAATATGACTTATTTATCACTGCTTGTAATAATGATTCTTTTGTGTATTTTGGGCGTTCTGGTTCATTGATCCAGTCTAGAGATATATATCCAATATTATTTATATAATAAAAATCTGCCAGTTCAACTTCACGATCTATCATAAATGGTTCTACTATCACATCATTAGAAAATTTCCAAATATAAGAATATTCTGGATATTCAGCGGCTGTTTGAAAAATGGCATTATCTAATAGAAAAGTTCCAAAAGTATGACCTAAATTTTTTGCTGTAATAATTTTTACATTTATATTTAGCTTTTCAAGAG